AAAACTCTTGAAGAATTTGTAGTAGAAGTAGAGGAGATTGATTAATGAATAGATTTATTATAGAAGATACACCAAGTAAAATTGCATCGTCTCTATGTGACCAACACATAGTCAAGATGCCACTTGAAGAAGCACAGATGTTATGCACTACACTATGGCATCATGCACCTGACTATGCAGAGGAGCATGGCTTATATAAACCTGTACATCAGAAGCACCCTTGCACACTATGGGCAATGGAGTGTCAGCTTAATTACATATGGGCATTTAGTTTGTATGATGCTATGTTGACTGAGTACACTAACAGATATAAAAAGATACATGGTGCAGTCAAACACTTCACACCTTTATGGGAAGGTAGAAAGTTTGTACCTGATTGGAAGAACTTTATGACCCCACACCCACAATGCTTTAGTGGGCATGATGAACTCAAGACAGATGAGAACTTTCCTATTGAAGCATACAGAGCATTTTATAAAGTTGACAAACTTAAATTTGCTAGGTATAAGTATACAGAGAAACCACAATGGCTAGAAGGAGAAGTAGCATGAAAGTAAAACAGTTAATTAAAATAGCAGAAGCAGTAATTGGTAAACTGCCTGCAGATATGTATGAGTTAGATGATGTAGAGCATTACTCTATACACAGAGATGAGCCTGTACGTATTGCAGACATGGATTTAGTTTACTTGGTTAGGGCATTTAGGCATCAAGAACGTATGCTCAGAAGACAAGTAGATAATGATGCAGTATCTGAAACAGTATCTAAGTTAGCAAAAGAACGTGATATGTGGAAAGAGAAAGCATTGAACATGGTAGAGAAAGATACATTTGATAGGGTTAAGAATGCTTTAGCTGAAGTGAACAGACAACCAACTGTAAAAGCTGAAGCTTTTGATGTAGCATGGAAAGAATGGGAACATTGGAAAGCAAAAGCAGAAATGTGGAAGAATGAATATGATAAAGCTACATCTAAGAAAGGTTGTAACTATGTATTCAGCGAGATACCTAACGACACAGAAGGTCAAGAGTTTGTTGACACTATGAAGAAGTATCTTAACAAAGAGTCATACAAGATGCGAGTACGTGGACAACATATTAAAGAAGAACTCAAAGGAACAGGTGCTACGTATTGGGGTCAAGGCTTGAATGAATCATCACACATGAGAGTTTATGTGGATGTTAAATAAGTTATTGTTTTTAATAGGTATTTTTATGATAGGCATAATTGGGTTGTACATATTTTACATCATGGGTATGGCTATCACTAATACTTTTTGTGATTGTTTATAAAGGAGAAATGATATGCCTAAATATGATAAAGAAGGTAATATAGAAAAGTGGTGTTGGTATGATATCTTTTGGGATGTTGAGAGAAAAAGGTTCTTTCATCCTAGATGGTGGGTAAAACACTTAGTTGAACAGTCAGAGTCAGAAGAATGGGAACTACCTTGGTGTATTCAGAGTAGAATCTATTGGTTAGATGATTACTTAGATTGGAGAAAAACACCTAGAGGTGTGACCTCGACATACATAAAACCTTACAAGAAAAAGTATATTCTTAGAAGAGCTTATGACGTAGAAGATTTTGATGCAGATGGTGCAGGAGATATATTTTATACTGACTATGATTATAGAGAATTTTATTCTTTGGAAAATATGTTGCAACATTTAAAGAAAAATATTAGGTATGAAAATGAAATGAAACCTAAGTTAGATACAGTAGAAGAATTTTGTCAAGAGTTTGGGTTTGAAGTTTATGAAAGGTTATATTAATGCAACTCTCTAATCTAGTAGATAAGTATTATTTATCTAATGATTTCAATAGTTTAGTTGATAAAACTAAAGTTGATTATCAGTATTGTGCAAGGGTTTTGTTGGATACAAAAGTTGATGGCAAAACTTTGGCAACAATAAGGCTTACGAAAATGTCAGGTGCGATAGCACGCAGAGCATATGAAATATGGCTTGGGCGTGGCGTGTACTTGGCTAACGCTATTACATCAGTAGCACGTAAGGTGTACTCGTATGGAATGGAGATGGGGTATGCTGAGAGCAACCCTTTCTCTACTTTCAAACGTAAATCTACCCATGTTAGACGTACTGTGTGGACACAAGAACAAGTGATACAGTTTTTAGACGTAGCTTATAGTGATTTTAAGTACAGAAATGTAGGTTTGATAGTACAAATGGCATATGAATGGTGTCAACGTATAGGAGATATGCGATTATTGCAATTCTCAAGCATAGATTTTGATAAAAGTGTGCTAAATTTGCAACAGTCCAAGAGAAGAAGTGTAGTACACCTACCAATTTCACTTGACTTATTGGAAATGTTAGTTCAGCAGAAGGAAGAATATGGTTTTCAGCCCTATGTGACCCCACATTATAGACCTGTACGTGGAGAATATAAGCCTTACACGTTAGTAAGACTGTCAAAAGTGGGTAGAAGACTGATGGATATGGCTAATTTACCTAGTGAACTACGTCTGATGGACTTGAGAAGGACAGGTACAACAGAAATGGTGGAAGCAGGAGTACCAATGGGTCAGATTATGTCTGTCACAGGTCATGCAAATCCACAGTCAGTTAAACCTTACATGAAAAATACGTATGAATCTGCAAATAATGCATTGACACTTCGTAAAACCCATGGTATAAGCAAGTAAATGCCGACAAGGAAAGTGATATATAATGTATAATATAAATGAAATAATAAATGATTTAGATATACCTAATGGTATGACAAAAAGAATTAATTGTCCTGTTTGTAAAGGATACAAAACATTTACTGTAACAAACAACAAAGGTAAGATGATTTGGAATTGTTACAAAGCTACGTGTGATACAAAAGGTGGACATAGAATACACCTATCTGTGCAAGACATACGTGATGCTATCACACCTGATGTCATAGACACAGACGAAGTTGAGTTTACTTTACCTGACTTCGTTGTAAAACATGGTGATAGAGAAGAGGTCACAGACTTCTGTAAGCTATGGAAATTAGATGCAGATGAACTTGACCTTTACTATGATGTTAAAGAGAAACGTGTCGTGTTCCTCGTTAAGGATAACGGAGTTATTGTCGATGCAATTGGCAGGTCAATAGCTAACAGGTTGCCTAAGTGGAAACGATATGGAAAGAATAGCCTACCTTTCACGCATGGAAGTGGTAAGGTAGCAGTGGTTGTTGAGGATTGTGTGAGTGCTTCAGTTGTAGGCAATGATGTATATGTTGGGTTAGCTGTGTTGGGTACGTCATTATCAGAAGCACATAAGAAGTATCTCTCACAGTTCTCAATAGCAATTATTGCACTAGACCCTGATGCATTGCCCAAAACACTAGCCTTTGCAAAAGAGTTACGAGGATATGTGAACGATATTAGAGTTCTTAGATTGACAGATGACTTGAAATATCGTAAGCCTATAGACATTGAGAATTTACAACAACTAACCCATCAACAATAGAAGGAGTAACCAACATGGAATTATCATTGATAAGAAGTTTAATGGACAGGTCATTTTATGATGACCACAGAGGTGCTAAATGTCCTGATAGATTATTTAGTAAAGATGTACGACAGATAAAGAGTGCCATAGATAAAGCTATGGATGTGTACGAGAGAACAGTAACACCTGATGAGATTGAAGCATTGTTCATGGCTAACAATCCATCTATGACTACTGCACAGAAGCAAGCATACTCAAGCTTGTTCAGTAAGATAAAGAAGGAGCAACCACTTGGTAGTGACATTGCACAAGAGGTGCTATCCAAGTTGTTTCAACAAGTTGTTGGCGAGGACATTGCTAACTTAGGTTTTGATTATGTGAATGGTGCTAAGTCTTCACTAGAACCTTTACGTAATATCCTTGAGCATTATGGAGATGACTTCACACCTAACTTAAATATTGAGTGGGATGACATTGACTTAGATACTCTACTAGCTAAGAATGATTTAGAAGCTAGGTGGACATTCAACATACCTAGTCTTACACGTAAGGTAGAAGGTGTGAATGCAGGTCACTTGATTGAGATAGGTGCTAGACCTAATACAGGTAAGACATCTTTCCATGCATCCTTGATTGCTAGTCCAAATGGTTTTGCTCATCAAGGTGCTAACTGCATTATCCTATGTAACGAGGAAGGCTATCACAGGGTAGGTGCTAGGTACTTGACTGCATCGACAGGTATGGAGATGAGAGAGATAAAAGCTAACCCTGCTAAAGCACGTGACTTATATGCACCTGTCAAAGATAGAATCAAGATTAAGGATGCGACAGGTAGAGACATGGCATGGGTTGAGAGTGTGTGTAAGGCATACAAACCTGATGTGGTACTCTTGGATATGGGAGATAAGTTTGCACGTACAGGTGGCTTTGCTAGGGCTGACGAAGCATTAAAAGCAAATGCAGTACATGCTAGACAGATAGCTAAACAACATGAGTGTGCAGTATTCTATATGTCACAGTTGTCTGCTGAAGCTGAAGGTAAAGTTGTACTGAACCAAGCTATGATGGAAGGCTCACGTACAGGTAAAGCAGCTGAAGCTGACTTGATGATTCTGATTGCTAAGAACCCACAGGTAGAAGGGCAAGATGAAGAAGATACACAGAGACATTTGAATGTTGTTAAAAATAAGTTGACAGGATGGCATGGTAGTGTACACTGTGAATTGAATTACAGAACAGCGAGGTACGAAGCATGAAGCTAACATTAGACGTAGAGAATACAGTAACACATAGAGATGGTAAGTTACACCTTGACCCTTTCGAGAAAGACAACAAGCTAGTTATGGTTGGTTGCCTGACAGATACAGGCAAGGAGTATTTATTCAGAGACAACTATGATGGATTGCAAGAGTTACTGAATGAAGCTACTATTCTTATAGGTCACAATATCGTACATGATTTAATGTGGATATGGGAATGTGGATTCAAGTATGATGGTTCTGTATTTGATACTATGCTAGGAGAGTATGTATTACAACGTGGACAGAAGCAACCACTATCTCTTGAAGCATGTGCAGAAAGATATAACTTATCTACGAAGAAGCAAGATACTTTGAAAGAGTATTTCAAGAAAGGTCTTGGTGTAGATGAGATACCTGCTGATGAATTATCAGAGTATCTATCTGCTGACTTACATGCTACACAGGAGTTAAGTAATGAGATATATAAGAAGTTAAATACTGTGGAGTATGGTAGTTTAATGAGTACTGTTGCACTAACTAATCAAGTTGCAGTTACTTTAGCTAGAATATATCAGAGAGGTTTTACTGTGGATGTGAATGCTTTAGATACTGTGAGAAAAGAGTTTGAAAAGGAAAGAAAAGACTTGAGAGTATCCTTAAATGAGCAAGTAAGTAATCTCATGGGAGATATACGTATCAATCTTAACAGTCCTGAACAATTATCTTGGGTTATCTATAGTAGAAAGCCACATGATAAAGCTATGTGGGCAAATAACTTTGAGCCATATATGAGTGACACAGAGTTTCGTAAAAATATTAAACAACATTCCAAAGTTCTTTACAAACAACTTGCCCATCATTGTGCTGATTGTAAAGGATGGGGAGAAATTAGAAAGGTAAAGAAAGATGGAACACCTTATGCAAACCCTACCAAATGTAAGACTTGTAGTGGGGATGGTCTTACTTTTACTGATATTGTGGACAGTATTGCAGGACTAAAGTTTAATGCACCTAACCCTAAGTGGATTAGTGCTAATGGATTTTCAACTAGCAAGACACAACTAGAAGTACTAGAAGGTGTAGCAAGACAACGTGGTATGAAAGAAGCTGAGAAGTTCTTACATGATGTACGTAGATTGAGTGCAGTTGAGACTTACTTATCATCATTTGTTGATGGTATTAATATGTATCTTAAACCTGATGGCAAGCTTCATGTGAGATTATTACAACACAGAACTGCGACAGGTAGATTTAGTGGTGCAGACCCCAACATGCAGAACATGCCTAGAGGTGGTACGTTTCCTGTGAAGAAGGTGTTTGTGTCACGTTGGAAAGGTGGCAAGATACTTGAAGCTGACTTTGCACAGTTAGAGTTTAGAGTATCTGCCTATTTATCACAGGATGAGGTAGCTATAAATGAAGTCACTACTGGATTTGATGTTCACTCGTATACGTCTAAAGTTATTACAGATGCAGGTCAACCTACTACTCGCCAAGATGCGAAGGCACATACGTTTGCACCATTATACGGAGCAACAGGATTTGGAAGAACTAAAGCAGAAGCTGAATACTACTCACACTTCACAGAGAAGTATAAAGGAATCAAGTCATGGCATACCAGATTGGCTAAAGAAGCTGTAAATACAGGTAAGATAAGAACACCATCAGGCAGAGAATTTTCTTTTCCTGATGTGAAGAGAAGAAGGAATGGGAGTGTATCACACTTTACACAGATAAAGAATTATCCTGTGCAGTCATTTGCTACTGCTGATATAGTTCCATTAATTCTTCTCAAGATAGATGAGTTACTAAAGACTATGCAGAGTTGTGTAGTCAATACTGTACATGATTCTATTGTAATTGACATTCACCCTGATGAGGAAACACAGGTACTAGATATTATAAAACTTGTGAACTCACAGATGAATGGATTGATTGAAAAGCATTTTGGTATAGAGTTTAATGTACCATTATTATTAGAAGCAAAAATAGGTAATAATTGGCTTGACACTAAAGACGTTAGCTGATATAACTATAGGACTTTGACAACTAAAGAGAAAGGAAAAATACATATGACAAATGAAATAATAACCATCGACAAAGATAACTACACTGCTATGGCTAAAGTCATGGGCATGTCAGGTGAGAGCACTTCTGAAAAGAAACAAGTGAGTACTCTTGCAAGACTAAGAATTAACCACACTCCTATCATGGGAGAAGAAGAGGTTAAGGGAAAACTAACCAAAGTAGAAGTAGTTGAAGGTGGTACATATAAACTTGAGATACCTGATGGACCTACTTACTTTGCTACATCAGCTAAGATAAGACCATACATGCAGAGATTCATGTATAAAAGGTTCGTCATGGGCACAGGTGATAAACCTAATCGTTATATCAAGACTATCATGGGAGACAATCTCAATATAGACTTGAAAGATAATGATGGTAGTTTCAACTGTGGCAAACCATCAGGTTGGATTAAAGATTTCAAAGCATTACCTGAGAAGATGCAGGACTTAATCAGACAGATTAAAAGAGTTCGTGTAGTCTTTGGTACGATTGAGTTAGTTAATCCAACTGATGATGCAGGTAATCCTGTAGAGGTGGAAACACTACCTTTCATATGGGAAGTAGAGAATAGAGATGCATTCAAAACTGTTGGTGCAGTCTTCTCTCAACTAGCCAAGATGAAAAGATTACCTGTACAGCATACTATTGTTGCTAATACAGAAGAGAGAAAGCTACCTAATGGTAATAGCTTCTATCTACCTGTTACATCTCTTGATGCTACAACTCAGTTAGAGTTAACTGATGCAGAGCAGACAAGGTTTGCTGACTTCGTAGCTTGGGTGCAGAATTATAATGAGTATATATTAAATGCTTGGAGTGAAAATGCAAACAGAGATGTGAAAGATGAAGACATGTCTACAGTAGAAGACTTTGTTGACATTGATGCAGAAGAAATAGCATAATGAACCATCCTGCTGAACTCGTAGTGCATCAATACATGTCTGATGCTGTAAATGGTAAGTCTAATATGTCTGAAGAAGTAATTCAACAGGTAGGCAATGACGTTATGGATGCCCTGCGAAAGCAGTTTGGTGGCGATAACAATAGGGGTGACTTCACTTTACGTATGTCTAACTTAGGAAGACCCACTTGTCAGTTGTGGTTTGAAAAGAATAAACCTGAAGTTGCTTCAGCTAAACCAAATAACTTTATGATGAACATGATGTTAGGAGATATAGTTGAAGCAGTCTTCAAAGGTATTCTTAAAAGTGCAGGTGTCAAGTATGAAGACCCTAAGACTGTATCGTTAGATGTAGGAGACACGAAGGTATCAGGCACGTATGACTTAGTTATAGATGATGCAGTTGATGATGTGAAGTCAGCTTCTGCATGGTCATATGATAATAAGTTTGAGTCATTTGAAACCTTAAGTGATGGTGACCCCTTTGGTTATGTTAGTCAGCTAGTTGGTTATGCAAAAGCTGCCAAGAAAAAGATTGGTGGTTGGTGGGTAATCAACAAAGCGAATGGTGCATTTAAATATGTGTCAGCACAAAATGCTGATGTTGAAAAAGAAATGCAGAAGATTGAAGCAACAGTTAAAACTGTACAAGAGAATAAGTTTGAACGATGCTTTGAACCTGTAGAAGAAACATTTAGGGGAAAGCCTACAGGCAATAAGATACTAGGAACTAGTTGCAGTTTCTGTAACTATAAGTATTCTTGTTGGGAAAACTTGAAGGATTTACCTTCAGTAATGTCTAAGGCACAGTTCCCTAAAGTTGTGTCTTACGTAGAACTAAGAAAGGAGTATACAAATGAGCAAGTCAGTTGAAGACCTTAAGTCTGAGATAGATGAAATGGAAAAGCAATTAGCTGAAGCTAAGAAAGCATATCGTGAAATGCGTACAGCAGGTTTGCGTGATGCTATTGAAGCTAGAAAGGCAGCTGATGAAGCAGTAAAAGAAGAACTTAAAAACTTAGGTTATTCTAATACATATTCATATAGCAATCCATTTATATCTTGGCGAACATTTTAATGTCACCCCATGATGTTCGTAGACTAGCTATAAAACATGGATATAGGAGTGGGTTGGAACATGCCCTCTCCTTATATTTAACAAAACACAAACATAAGTATGGGTACGAATCTCTAAAAATAGAGTGGGAAGATTTAACCTATCGTACATATACTCCTGACTTTATACTAAACAACGGAATTATAATAGAAACTAAGGGAAGATTCTTAGCATCTGATAGACGTAAACACCTGTGTATAAAGAAACAACACCCTAATCTTGATATACGTTTTGTGTTTACAAATAGTAGAAGTAAGTTAAGAAAAGGTGCTAAGTCTACTTATGCAGAATGGTGTATTAAGTATGGCTTTAGATACTATGATAGAATCATTCCTGAAGAATGGTTAAAAGAAAAGGGCAAAAACAAACACCCTACCTTTATCAAATTTAAAGGTGCAAAAGTAAAAAGGAGATAGAGGATGGCTGAAAAAGAAAAGAAAGTAAGAAAACGTAGAAGAGCTAGTATAGTAAAAAGAGATTTTATTATACGAGTGAGACCAACTCTTAATAGAAAGCATGAATGGACAGGTTCAGTTGATGTAGCTATTGCACCTGACCCTGATAATAAAATGAATGATGATGATTACTATCAGGTATTACATTTGTGTAAGATGATGTGTGCTATTATTCCTTTAACAGAGAATGATGGAACTCTTCGTGAAGATATAAATGATTTTATTGAAAATGTTGTTGACAGAGATTATCATGATATGGTAAAACAAAAGAAGAAAAAACAAGCTAACATAGTAGGTATCGACAATAATGTTATACATATAACTATTGATTCAGATACTGAAGGCAACGCATAATGGAAAGGTATATGACATATATGATTAGAAAATTAAAAGAAGCAGAACAAGAACAGGACATGGTTAATAGTCCTATCCATTACAACAAAGCAGGTATTGAAACCATCGATGCCTTAGAGGCTATGTTAGTAGATGGATTTGATTATTACTTACAAGGTAACATAGCTAAGTACCTATGGAGATTTAGATACAAAAATGGTATAGAAGATTTAAGAAAAGCACAATGGTATCTGAATAAACTTATTGAGGTCTACGATGATAAAAGTTAAAGTTTTTCTTACTCTTGAGATAGACCCTGAAGAGTACCCTATACCTGCTGACGAGAATGTAGGAATAGAAATAGAGGAAGGCATACAAGAATACTTCTATGATGTAGAAGGAACTAAGATTAAAAATATAAAAACAATAACGGAGTAATACAATGATACAAAACTATTTACCAACAGACTATCAGAACTTCATAGCACTCTCTCGCTATGCAAGATGGAAAGAAGATGAACAGAGAAGAGAGAATTGGGGAGAGACTGTAGACAGATACTTTGATTACATGACTTCTCACCTTAAAAAGAATCATGACTATGATATAACAAAAGCTTTGAAAGAAAAACTTACAGAGCAGATAATGAGTCTAGGTGTCATGCCTAGTATGAGAGCATTGATGACTGCAGGTCCTGCTTTAGACAGATGTCACGTGGGTGGTTATAACTGTAGTTACATACCTGTAGATAGTCCACGTTCATTTGATGAATGTATGTACATTCTAATGTGTGGTACAGGTGTAGGCTTCTCTGTTGAAAGAGAGAATGTTGACAAGCTACCCATTGTCAATGAACACTTTGAGAAGTCATCTACAATAATCAAGGTAGCAGATAGTAGACCCGGTTGGGCACGTGCATTACGAGAGTTAATATCTTTATTGTATGCAGGTCAGATACCTACATGGGATATATCAGATGTTAGACCTGCAGGTGCTAGACTAAAAACATTTGGGGGTAGAGCATCAGGACCTGCTCCATTAGTTGAACTATTTCAATTTTGTATACAGAAGTTTAGAGGTGCAAAGGGTAGACGATTGTTTCCTATTGAGTGCCATGACTTAATGTGTAAGATTGGCGAAGTAGTCGTTGTAGGTGGGGTACGTAGGTCTGCTCTTATATCTTTATCTAACTTAGGCGATGACCAAATGAGACATGCTAAGTCAGGTCAATGGTGGGAGAATGAAGGACAGAGAGCATTAGCTAATAACTCTGTAGCATTTAAAGGTAAACCTGAGATGGGTACATTCATGAGAGAGTGGACTGCTCTTTATGAATCTAAGTCAGGAGAACGGGGTATCTTCAACAGACAGGCAGCTAAAGTGAAAGCGTTAGAGAATGGAAGAAGAGACGCTGAACATTACTTTGGATGTAATCCTTGTAGTGAAATCATACTAAGACCTTATCAGTTCTGTAACCTTACTGAAGTAGTATGCAGAGCTTCAGATGATTTACAATCTCTAGAAGACAAAGTACGTATGGCTACTATACTTGGTACATTCCAATCTACTCTTACTAACTTTAAATATTTACGTAAAGTATGGAAAGATAATACAGAGGAAGAGAGATTATTAGGAGTTTCCCTAACAGGTATCTTGGATACAAACATATGGTCTGAAGATATTTTAGAAATATTAAGAGCAGTTGCAGTAGAAACTAATAAGAAGGTAGCAAAAGATTTAGGTATACCACAATCAACTGCTATCACTTGTGTAAAGCCAAGTGGTACAGTTAGTCAATTAGTTGACAGTGCATCAGGTATTCATGCTAGACACAATGACTACTACATCAGAACTGTACGTGGCGATAACAAAGACCCACTCACACAGTTTATGAAGGACAGTGGTATACCAAACGAGCCTTGTGTCATGAAACCTGATAGCACTACTGTGTTTAGTTTTCCAATGAAGTCACCTGAAGGTGCAGTCACTAGAACACAGATGTCAGCTATTGAACAGCTAGAGTATTGGCTCATGTTTCAAAGACATTGGTGTGAGCACAAGCCTTCTGTCACTGTGTCTGTCAAAGAAGATGAGTGGATGGATGTAGGAGCATGGGTATACAAGAACTTCGATGAAGTATCAGGTATATCTTTCCTACCTTTCAGTGACCATACGTATGCTCAAGCACCTTATCAAGATATAACTGCAGAGGAATATGATGAGTTATATAAACAGATGCCTGAGTCTATTGATTGGTCAAAATTAGCAGACTTTGAGAAGGAAGACACTACTAGTGGTGGCAGGGAGTTAGCTTGCACAGCAGATGCCTGTGAAGTAGTTGACTTAACATCTAATTAATGTTAGAATCTGCTGAGTTATTATGGTGGCAATGGTGGTTACTTATCGCCATTTCCATCAACACAACTATAAACTTAATCGTGTTCTTTAAAGGTAGGAAACTACACATTAGAGAATTTTTACACCTTAAACCTAAACCAAAAAGAAAAGGAGTTACTAATGAAGAACCTAGCACCAAGTAAAGAGAACAGAAAGAAGTTTGATATAGACCTAGAGTATGGACAGGTAAGAGAACAACTCGTAGCTGACATGTTACAAGATAAAAAGATAGAAGTAAAAAGTGAAAGAGATATGTGGCAACGTACAGGTAACATTGCCATTGAGTACGAATCTTATGGTAAACCTAGTGGAATAGACGCAACTGAATCTGACTACTGGTTTCATAATTTGTGTGTAGGAGAAGATACCTTTTGCACACTTGTGTTCAACACAGAGAGTCTGAAGAAGATAATAAAGAACTTAGATTATAAAAAGTCTGTCTCAGGTGGAGACCATAATGCATCGAGAATGTACCTTCTTAATCTACAGAAATTATTTTCATCAGATGTAATCAAAGCATTCAAGGAAGGAGAAGCAACAACATGAGAGACATGATAATAAACGCAATCAAAACAAAAATAATAGGGCAGATGAATGCTCATATAGCTAACATAGAGGTTATGCTAACTAACCCTGTTGGTGCAAGAGATAGAGCAACTGTCATAGATACTATTGAGAAAGAGATGTCTGCTTTACACCATCTTGACGGAAAAGCTAACATACTAATAAAATACTTTGAAAGGAGCAAAGAAAATGCGATTGAAGAACAGAAAGAGAAATCCAAATCTAAGTAAGTATGACGCACCCCTAAAGATACAATTTAGCAGGGGTATAACGGATTTTAAAAGAGGTAAGGTATCTAATCCATACCACCTCAATACAATGCAAGGAAGAGAATGGGAAAGGGGTTTTAATCTTGCCTACTTCCAACGATTAGAAAGGGTCAAACAAAATGAAGTTAGAAGAAGAAGCGAACAAGTTCATGCAAGATAAATTAATTATAGCAGAAGTAATGACTGCAGAGTTTTATGAGATGAAAGCAGGACAGACAGCTATCTTCCCTAAAAACCAAGCCCTAGAGTATTTAGCTCTAGGGTTAACTAGTGAAGCAGGAGAAGTAGCAGGTAAAGTAAAGAAACTTATACGTGATGGCGAAGATGTAGAAGGCTTTGAGTTAAAGAAGATGGCTATAGCATCAGAGGTAGGCGATGTACTTTGGTACTGTGCTATGCTTGCAAAAGAAGTAGGTGTTCCACTGAATGATATTATGAAAGATAACTTGAAGAAGTTACATGGAAGAAAGGTACGTGGAACATTGCATGGGTCAGGAGATAATAGGTAAATTACCTACGAGAACCTAAAGCTTTCTTTAGTACTTTACTGTAATTCTTACCTATCTCAACAAGTTCAGTTAAGTCTTTTGTGCTAGAGACATCTGCAGGTTCTCCCTTCTTCTTTAAGAACTCTATAGTTGCCCATTTTCTATTTGATTTAGTTAATCTCTTATAGTCCATCATAGCCTTAACATAAGGACCACCTGTTCCTATCTTACCATCTTTTATCTTTTGTTTGATAGAACTAAACTGTGTATCTAGTATAGGCTTTAGTCTATTAAGCATATATTTATCTTTACTTATCGTATCTTTAAAACCTACCTTTTGTTTTCTATACTCTCTTTCATAGTATTTTTCCATTGACTGAGCAACATCAACTACTGCAGGTAAAAATTCACGAAGTATATCATTCTCAAATCTTCTAACCTTTGGTGATTCTGAATTACTACCTAGATTAAATTCCGTGTAACCTAAGTCTTTTAAGTACTCTCCATATTCCTCATCTTGGGTTGTCAAGTTTAATCCATATATTACACGATAAGCAGGTTGAACTCTTTTCTTTTCACGTTGAAACAAGAACTCACGTTTAGGTGCTTTCTCTTCCTTTTCACCTGTAGGGTCAGTAAACCCACGTGCATCAAAAGGTCTTTTAATCTCATTAATAAAATTAGTATAAGGGTCTAATGAAGGTTCAGGTGCTAAGTCTTTGTATGTAGTACCTCTTTGACCTGTCACTCTTTGTGCTTCTAGTAATTGAGCAAAAGGAACTGCCCATGTCTGCAGGTAGTTACCCAAGAGTCTGCCACCTACCTTACCACTTCTAGCAAAGGTAGATAAATCTTGACCCCCAGTAACAGCTTCTACCATGTCATCAAGTAAACCTGCAGCTACACCTGTACGTATATTAGTACCTATAAAAGTCTCAGCAAATTCTTTAGGGTCCCACCAATCTCCAAGTGTACCTTCCTGCAATTTTTCCATAGCCTTACCTATATAAGCATAAGGTCTTAATGGGTACAGAGGTGTTAAATCAAGTGTCGTTCCGTCTCCTACAGGTAATTGTTTATAGTCAGTTGGAGACTCTCCTGTTTCTGACAACATTTTATATCCTTGATAGAAGCCACCTATAGCCGCCATACCTACTATGTTTCTAGATATACGTTGTCTATCTTTTTCAGTTAAAGAACCTCGTAAAGATGGCTTAACTATACTCATAAGTTTTCTTGTTAGAGGAATAGAACTTCCTGCCATATACTGACCCATTAATTCCATGCTGTTAAACATGAAACGAGGGAAAGGCATTACTATAGTACCTAAAATACTACGAGTAAGAAGGCTACTTATTTCTCTGAAAGGTTTAAAGTCAGGTTGTTTTGCATAAGTAACATCTAGTGCCCTTTTTACTGCATCAGCAGATAATTCTTGGAAGGAACGTGCACCTTTGGGTACAACAGTTCCTGAATCATTTAATAAATCTTTAAGCTTACCTTCATTTAAAGTTTCTAGTAAGTCAATTTTATACTCATTCTTTACTAGTCTTTGTAGTTCACCTAGATAAGAACCTCTACGTATCAAATATTCCTGCCATCTGTTAGGTGTGTTTAAGAAAGCTACAACATCCTCACCTTTAGTTATTAGTTTATCAATAGCAGTACCTGAACCCCTACCTTGAACCTTCTGTATTTCGTTCAAGTTATTAAGCATTAGCTCATATTGCTTTGCTAACTCAGGTCTATCTAAAATAAAATCAGTTAATTCTTTAGTAGCTTTAGGGTCATTATAAATATATTTTAAATTAGCGAATGCATCCTTATAGGTTCTTGACTTGACTAAAGTCTTAAGACCTGCACCATAACCTTCCCTACTCATATTGTACATAGCAGTGTCTGCTACATTTGCTAATCCTTCTAAAGGAGCACGTATTGTACCTGAGAATAAGTTACGTGATGCTGTGGCTAATTGAGATACAAGACCACCTCGTCTTATATTCTCAACTCTTAGGGCATAGTTGTATATACTACTATCTGCAGCTTCAAGTGCCTTTTGTGCCAACAATTCTTTTTCACTTAGAGGTCTTGCTCTTCTTATTTGAGATAGCTTATTCATAACTTTAGCAGCTTGAGAACCTGAGCCTACAACTGTTAGTATGTACTCCTCAAAGGAAAGTCCATATTTATTTAGAGTAGTAAGTAGTTCATCTCCTGCAGAACCTGCTAAACTTTCTCCTAACTTTAAATCTTTAGCAACTGTTAAATCAAATAAGTTGTCAATAATAGTATTCTTATTATTAAAAGCTTCAGGATATTTTTTCTGAAACTCTTTTGTTACAGCAACTAAACCATCTAGTTTTTCTGGTTTTAATATAGGATGAGTTAGTTCATCAATACGTGGTGCTATCTTCTGTGCTAGGTAAGGGTCAGCAACCTCTTCCATTAACTCTAACCCTGCCTTACGAGCACCTTCGTAATCTAAGACTTTGTTACCATCTTTACCAGTTTTTGATACAGTCTTTTTAGTAGTTTCTTCAAACATATTAATAAATTCTGTACGTATACTTTTATTTTCGTCAGCAACCTTTTTAGCGGCATTAACTTTCTCCTTCATTTCTACGTCAGTAGCATATTTAATGCGTTCTATTTGAATAGCTTTTTCTAAACGATTAGCTAACCAAGCCGCATCTTTCTCTTTCTTCTTTACTTGTTTAACTGCTTGTTTATAGTCTTTAAAACTTTTTAAGGTATCCTTTATTTCTTTATCTGTACCTTTTAATTCTCTTCTATATAATCCTGAAGCTCTAGTTAAATCATCACCCATACCTGCAACTTTAGAAGCTACACCTTGAGTACCTAAATATTCTAAGAAAGCACCTGCACCATCTGCTAATTGCTCTGCCATGTCTTTAGGATTTGCAAAGCTTCTATTCGCTGCAGTTTTTAATGAAGCATTCATTGCATTCCATACTGTTTTATTTTTATATAAAGCATTACCTGCTTGCTCTATTATATCCTTAAATGCCGCAGGAACATACTCTATACCTTCTGCTACTTCCATTAAACCATTTAATAAACTAGGACCTATAACAGGTATATCAGCCATCTGTTTCATTAAGCTGTTTTTAACTATATGCTTACCTGAACTATCTTTAACTTCAGTTAAACCAGATGTATCCACCCCCTGTAAAACTTGCCCACCTACAAAAGGAACTTCTACTATTTTACCTTGAGCATTTTTATATTGTCCATATGCATCAGGTAAATCTTCAGCCTTAATAGGTTCTGCTTCAGGCTCATTCCATAAGTTTACTGTTCTGAAACTAGACTCCATCTGTTCAGCTAAACTTTCTTTTTGATATACTTCTGCTTCGTCAGGTTTGTTGTATATATAAGAGACAGGTAATCCTCTATCATCTTCAAATATAGTGCTTGAGTGTGGCTGAATAGTAGGTTGGTCATCTCCTATAGGCACATAACTATACTCAGATATAATGCCTTTTTCTAAAGCACCTTCTATATCTTCTAGTTTACCATCTTTAAATAGTTCAGGATATTCTTTGCTGTACTGATTGTACAAAGTGTCTTGGAAGGTAGTTTCTTTTGTGACTAGTTCAGTGTTTTGGTTTTGTATGGTAGCATTAGACAAATCAGTTTCAATAACATCATCATCTTGAATGTCAGAAGACATACTAATACTATCAATATCAGAGTCATCTTCTTTCTCTTCTAAAGTATTGTTTAGGGTTGACGTTATTGGTTTTACTACATCCTCATCACCACCCATACTTATAGTGTCGAGGTCAGAATTATCATCAATCATCATTGTATTAAACTTTTTCCTGTCCATATTAGTTTAAGTAATCTACCATTAGGAGCTACATACTCTATAACTTTTCCCGGAAGATATCCTTCTTTTTTAGCAGCTTTCTTTATAGCTATTTTTTCTTGTTTAAATTGTTCTTCTTTTGAAGCTGCTTGAGGTAGGTTTGTAAACAATTGTTTTGTTACATCTTGAGTCTGATATTTTTCATATATAGCTGCATCATCATCTTTTGTAGATGCTATATAATTATTTTCTTGCTTAGATATATAAGTGTCTCTTTGAAACTTTTGCTTTTCCTCTTCTGCCTTTAATGCATTAAATAATATAGGTTCGCTTTCAGGAGTTTCAGTTTTAAATCTTGTTCTTAAACCCTTAAGAGCTTGCATTTTAGCCTCAAATACAGGACCTTCATTTCCATTTAATAATACTTTTAAGTTTTCACCCACACCCTCTGTGTATCCAGCACCTTTAATAGAGTCTAAATTAGCTAATTCTATCACTTTAGTTATAGACTCTCTACTAAATAAAGAAGTAGCCTTACCTGTAGAACTCTTACTTAGTTTTTTGTCTATTAAATACTTTTGATATAAGTCATCTCTTTTTTTAATTAACTTTTCTTTTTCTTCAAGGTCATCTTCATAGAAAATCGCTTGGTCAAATTTAGCATACCCTTCTGCAAAACTATCATAGTCTATACGATTATCTTTTTTATACTTCTGTCGTTCTACAAGCTTTTCAAAATTTACCTGACCAGTTGGTACTGTTAGAGTGCCATATTTACTTTCACCAATAGGTGCTTGTGCTTCAACTCTTTGGTCAACTGTTTTACCATAGTCACCACCAAAAGCTGCTAGTAAGCCACTACCCTTCATCTCTCCTTGAGATTTTATAACTTTAGCACCTTCTACAAAATTAGCTATGTAATCAGCTTCACTAATTCCTTCAGGTCTTGTAGCATTAAGACCAGAAACTACTTCATCTATTTTAAAATCTGAACCTAAAGCAGCTCTGTTTTTACTTAATACATCATAGAGCTTATTAGCACCAGATATTGTGCCACCACTTGTAGCATATAATTGTGTTGCTTTCCACATGTCACCATCAACAAAAGATGCAAAATTTTGTATAGCTTCCTTTACCTTTTTCTTATCTCTTTCTTCTCTTTCTAACTCTGTTCTTCTTCGTGTGACACGATACTGCTCCATGCCATCCATTCTTTTTTGGGTACGAAGGATATCACTTTTTAATTGGTCATCAACACTTTTTGCTAGACCTGTTACTAGCCCTGAAAAAAAACTCATTGAACTCTCCTTGCCATTAAGCCTTTAGGTTCTTCCACCTCTTCTTCATCACCCATTGTTATGTCATCTTCTAATTCTTCAGAAGAAGTTTTTCCTAACTCTTCATCGCTAAATAACATACCTTCTTTTTTGTCTATCTCTCTTTGTAGCTTTAGTCGTATGCTTTCTAGCATTGTATCTCTAGTCTTGCCTTTGTTAGGATTCTCCATACCACTGTCATACTTGACACCTGCCATATCACCTACAAGCATAATCATTTCCATTAGCAATGGCATCACTAACATACCTACGTCAACAGTATGCTTACCATCCATAACACCACCTAGTTGTATTGTGTTAGCTAAACTTGTTACAGGAACATCCATCTCTAAGACATCTACTAGTTGTTCAGTAAACTCTTCAGATGACATTCTATCTAAATAATATTCTATTGCTTCATCTACAGTAGCATATTGGGGTGCTTGTTGCCAAGGTCTACCACCTAACTCTGAAGTCATGTGTTGCCCTGCTATAGGAGCATCTAGTACAGGTCTATTAGTTTCTGCCATTTAATATCTCTTCTCGTTTTCTCTTGATTACAGATACATGTTTTGCAACACGAACAGAAGGATTGTTTACATCCATCTCTTTTCTTACTTTATTTGCTTGACCACGTGCTAATAAACCACGTGTAGCTTTAACATCTGTATCTTCACCTTCTTCTACTTTAAGGTTTCTATATAAAGTTAAAGCAGGATTGTTTCCAAAACTAGGCATATGACACCATCCTTTTCTCCTTAACAACTAAATCCATTAACTTTTTAGTAAGCCATTTAAGTATAGGCTTTTTCTTAATATATTTAGCATAGTCTTCACCATATTGCTCATACAGCTTAACAAACCATTTTGGTGCTTTATATTTTATCCACATACGGAATACGTACCAACGTGGGTCACCTTTGCCATACACTTCTCTAGCTACCCAACAGAATCCTGACATGATATAAGCACTACCTAATGTTCCAATTAAACCACCAATAGCACTACCTGCAGCAGTACTCTCTCCACGTTTAGCAACTTCTGATTGAGTGTCTGCATTTAAGTTAGCAATTGACATATCAGCGTATCTATTCAACTCATTCTCAGCAGATGTCCACGCCCATTCCATTGTATCACCATAATAGTTCCACAAGTTATTGTAAGCTTGAGTAGATGTAGCAAGTAAGTTGGTTGCGTTTATTTCATTGACACGATTGACAGTAGCAGTATCTGCTGTAGCAATAGTTCTTCTCCACTGTGCATTATTTTGGTCAATGATTAATCTGTTCTGTGCATTGAAAGTATCACGTTGATTGTTTAGTTCAGCATTAAATCTTTCTAAAACATTTATCTGACCTGCATTATACTGTGATTGAGCATTAGCTTGAGTCGCATTAAACTGTGCAGTCTGTGTTCTTAAGTTAGAGAAGAATTGGTCAGTTTGATTCTGACTAGATGCATTAAACTGTCTAGCAGCATTCTCAGCAGCTTGGTCAGTAAACATTGATTGTATTCTTTGCTGTGCCTTAAATAGTACAGTCTGTTGGTCATTAGCTAAATTAGCCATATCTACTTGTAAAAAGCTCTGAGCATTTTGAACAGCTGCCTGTTGTCTATTATTTAAGTTTGCTGTATCTAACTGTGATAGAGCCGCTGCTTCAGCCATGACTAATGCTTGAGAGTTACTCAAGTTCTGAAGGTTCATAGTGTTAGCAGTACGAGAGTTTTCTAAGGCTATCTGTTGTTCAGCAGTAAAGTTTTGATTAGCTACGTCAGCTATACGTGAAGAGTTTTGTACTCTTGCCTGAAACTCTTGGTCAAACTCTTGACCCATAAAAGTTGCACGTTGCTGTGCAGCAAGCATTGCTCTCTGCTGTCTGTTAGATAAGTTTTGAGATTCAAAGTCAGCTTGTGTTTTGGCATCTGCCATTGCTATAGGTAGGGCAGATTCTAGTGCACCTTGTATAAGTGCTTGACCAGCTATTGAAGAAGCACCTAAACCTCTAGCAGCTAATTGACCTTGTACAGCACGTAATGTTCCTGCTGCCCATGCAGGTGGATTGCTTGCATCAAAGTCAGCAGTAAGCTGTGCTAGTTGTCCTTGTACAGTAGCCTTCTCACTAGGAGTAGCAGTTGCAGCTTCTATCTGTTCAGTAAACTTAGCTGCCTTCTCAGCATCTGCTGCACCTGAGATTAACTCACCTTCTTCTATTTCACGTTGAAGTGGATTCTCTAATACTGTAGATACACCTTGAGCAGCATCTAAATCAGATACAGCACTCTTTGTTTGTTGAGCTGCTATAACTTTTGCTTTATCATCTAAAGTGCCTTGAGCAGCGTTTACACTATCTAAAGCAGTCTCAACATCTCCTTCTACTGTAGTTGCTGTCATTAAGTTTGTATCAGTAGCAGTAGGCAGTTCTGCTTGTGTTGTTGTAGCTAATGAAGTAGGAACTGCAACAGCACCTGATACTTGACCTGTACTTGTAGGAATGTATTGACCTTCTTCTTGTGTAATACCTTGACCTACAACCTGAGCACCTGATGGTAAAGCAGGAGCAGACATTCTTTGTGCTGCAACTTCTGTTATATCCATTCCTTGAGTTTCGTAAACCTGATTACCTTCTGCATCTAATACAGGGTTACCTTCTTCGTCTACCTGTGCTACTTGCTTTGTGTAGTCAGCTACAGGCATAGGCTGTTGAGGTAAAGGATTTGCAGTTGTTGTAGGAACAGGTGTTATAGGAGGAGGTGTCGTTACGTCAACAGGCATTGTTGTAACAGTATCAGGCAGTTCAGGTGTTGTAGGTGGTGTAATATCTTCTATAGGGAGTACAGGACCAGTAACTGGTTCTAAAGAAATATTTTTACCCAAAACAGTACCACCTTCTTGCATCTTACGTACAGCACCACCACGAGCCATCTTCTGTGCTTGTTGAGTGTACATGTTCATCATTTTCTGTTTGTCAGGGTTTTGTTGCAAGTAACTGTTAAAGCCTTCTAAGCTACCTGTATAACCCATACGGTTAGCTATCTTTTGTAATCCTTGTGGCTTAAAGCCTTTAAACATTGCCATATCGTATTCCTTATTTCATAACTATTGCAACAATCAAAGCTACCACACCAAGTGTACCCACCATAGACATAGCTTCTATTCGCCACATTCTTTTGTCTAAACCTTCTAGTTTGTCATTGACTGTTTGATACCTTATAGCACATTCTTTCTCATGTGCATCAAGTTCCATTTGTACTTGGAGTTCAGGTTTCATTTCCATTTTCACTACCAAGATACTCCATTTGCTGTTGTTGGATTAGCTTTAGCACTTATTTTTGACGCAATGTTTGTTTCTATTGACGCAACGAAGTCTGCACCTAAAGCATCTTTTACCCACCCTATAGCCTGTGCTTCAGTAATATCTGCATATGGTGTTGGTGTTCCTACAAGCTCTACATTTACTGTTCCTTTAACTTCATGACTGTTACCATTTGCGTCAGAATCTTTTACTTTAAATTGTAATGAAGTAACAATATCTGTATATTCTCCTTGTACTAAATCTCTCTTCATATCTTCTATATTCCAAGTTACTGCCATTTTATGCTTCTCCTTTTTTAATCATTATTAAGTATTCACCACAGATAACTAAACCATCCAGTAACGATAGTTTTTTCTTGTGTTGAAGATATCTGTCCAACATGAGCATGAGTCCAGTCAGATGGAAAAATCAGACTTTTACCTTTAATTGCTTTTATTGTTCTATTTTGATAAACAAATCTAGTACCACCAGCATCCAAGTCATTAAGATATGTCATAAAAACTAAACATCTTTTTATTGTGTAATTAAACTGTCCAGTTCTCTCAAAATGTTCTACTTTAAAACCTTCGTTTTTTTTGTAGTGTTGTATGTTGTATGTTTCTAAAACATTAAAAGCATTCATATTATTTACATGAGGATATACTTCTATATATTCATTTAAACCCTGTTGAAGATAACTTCTATAAGTGCCAAAAGGCTTGTCAGTATTGTCTGGTGATATGTGTATTTCTGTAGCTTTTTTGTCGTCAGATACTATGGTATTCGTTTCTCCATATTCAAGAACACCTTTCTTATGTAAATCAGTATTGCTGTGATAAAAATCTAATATCTCATCACATATATGCTCAGGCATTGTCCAACTATGTATAAAATCTTTATTCAAACTCACGTAGCACCCATCCAGTTGTGTTGTCTGCTTGATAGGCATCTTCATCCCATTCATAAATTATTTCATCACTAGCATCACTAGGAAGACTTAATGGAGCATCCCATAAACAAGTAGTTTCATTTAGCACCCAAGAAGCAAAAGGTTGTGGTTGTACAAAAGCATCTCTTGTTGCATCGTAAGTGTATCCAACTACTGCATAATTTTTTCTGAAAGGAGTACCATTGTTGTTATGTACCCCAGCTATTGTATTGTAGCTTGTTTTTTTCCAATTAGAATGACTAGTTAAAGTTGTTAAAAAATCAATTCCTAACTGTTCTTGTTCAACTCCATCGTTATCTAATATAACTTCGTTGTTAACAACAACAACTTCTTCTACAATATTGTTTGTTCCTATTTTTGCGAAGTGTGCCATTATGCTGTGTAACTCCCTGAACCTCTAAATTCCATAATTGTATTACTACCACTAGTATTAACAATTGGAGAACCTGTAGTAGTACTAGAATAATTTGAAGTAGGTACACTTAGTATAACAACACCAGAACCACCTGATGACCCAGTGTTAGCACCAGAGCCACCACCTCCACCACCAAGATGGTTAGAGCCACTTGCACCTGTACCATTAGATGCAGTACCTCCACCACCAGTACCACCATCACCTTCTCTTGTGCCACCTCTACCTGCACCTCCTCCACCACCTGCATAAGTGACAGAAGAACCAGTTATAGATGAAGAAGAGCCATTACCACCATCTGCTTCATGACCACTAGCATTAGAACCTGATACACCTGCTTGGCTTGCACCACCTCCACCACCACCTTGTCCAGTGTTAGCTCCAGTTGTACTTACACCATTACCACCATTATTTCCTTGACCAGATATACCAGTTCCACCACTACCATTACTTTGTGTGCCACCTCCACCAGAGCCACCATTACCACCATTGAAGCCAAGTGAACTATTATTTGTAGCACCACGACCACCACCAGTACTTGTAATTGTAGTCATGCCTGAACCTGATATTGATGAGTTTCCACCATTACCTGCATTGGAATTAGAAGTGCTGTTACCACCTCCTGCACCCACAGTGACAGTGATAACTGTACCTGCATTGATAGATTGTGTCGAAGTTCTAAAGCCACCTGCTCCACCTCCTCCACCATTCAAGCTACAACCACCTCCACCTCCACCTGCAACAACTAAAAAGTTAATTGAATAAGCGGCAGATGTGCCATGGAAGTCAGCACCTATTTGTATTTCACCAGAAGCAGGTGCATTACCTTTACTGTAATATTCAGATAAAGCATGGGGAGCAGAGCCACCAAACTCGGTTGCAATATCATTTAAACTAATTTGACCAGAACTAGGAAGTGCCATTTACTAAGCTCCTTTTAATTCATTGATTTCTTGCTTAAGTTCTTTGATTGACTCAATTAAAAGACCTATGATTTGGTCGTACTGTACAGTCTTATATGCTACATCATCATCCATCTTCAACGGTAACTCTTTCTCACTTACTGCACTTGGTAGAACCTTTTCTACTTCTTGTGCAATAACACCTGCTGATTTCTTGCCATCTGCTTTGTATGTGAATGTGTAGCCATTTAGTTGACTTACTTTGTCTGTAGCATTTTCAATCTTCTTAATGTCTGTCTTCAGTCTTTCGTCTGATATAGTTGTTGAGAAAGCAATTACGTCACCATCTGCATGAAAATCACCATCTGATTCAAACCTAAATTCATTATTTCCATTTATGGTAACATCCATACGAGTATTATCAGTAAAAGAAATGAAGTCTGTTGAATCTAATCCTATGTTACCAGAAGCATATACATTACTATTAAATGTTGCACTTCCTGCATCAGACATATCCAATGTAAGAGCAGTTATTGCAGTACCTCCATCATTACCTGTGAAGGTTATATCCGAGTCACTTTGTGGAGCATCTATCGCAAGACCGGGAAATACTTTAAGATTTCCATAAGTAGTACCATTTATACTATTTGAAAGAGCAATAACTCCGGGAATACCACCTGCTGATATTTCTAAAGTACCAGTATCTTTTAGAGGACCATTAATAAAAACACCATCATCAGTAACGGTAAAACCACCACCATTACTTTCATCAGTTATAGTAATACCATCCCCTTCAATTCTAAGGTTTTGGTCAGACTCTATATAACTTATACCTGTACTAGAAGTAAGAGCCTGATGATATATCTCAATTTGCCCTGCTGGTCCTGTTCCTATTAGTAACTTTTCACTGTTTGGAAAAGTAACATTACCACTAGAATCTGCTGTTACTGTTTTACTAGCTTCTACTGTTCCTAATGTAGTAATGTCATTGTAGTTTAACTCGGCTGCTGTTGCAGTAATTGAAGTATTACCAATCTGTAATGTTGTAGCATCTACAGTTGTTGCTGTTAGTTCTCCTGTTATGTCAACACCTGTTGAGGTGGTGGCTAGTTTGGCTGCGTTATCATAATACAAAGTTACTGCACCATTGTTAGCAGCAAACAAATAGTTTTCACTATTATCAGCATTGTTTAGTTCAAGATTGTTAGCTTGTATTCTAAGGTTTCCAGTGCCATTATCTTGAATTATGCTACGACTACCATCATGGTAAATCTGTAAGTCATTACCTGCACCAAATATGGCTTTCACGTTATCACTAAAAGATAAATCACCTGATGTCTTGGTGTCTGCTACATCACTTCTAAGGAATGAACTGCTGTCAATACTGTCAAGTGTTGCAGCATCAATTGAACCACTATCAGACAAATTAGT